CGTCTTTAGCAAGACCAGTTTTAAAGTAATGTTTTTTATCTTCCAAAACTTTAAAAGTAAACATCATGTAAGGAGACTCCTTAACTGTCATATCAAACCAGGCTGCTGCTTCGGTCTGGATAATAGTACAAGCAAAAGGCCTATACCATTCACGTTCTTTAATGGCATTAACTTTCTCCATAGCTACCATGTGATTAGCATTCATGAGTAACGATCTGTTACCAAGTCCTCTCTGTCCTTGCTCACTTCTTGACTGAAAGATAGCTACTGGTTCATTGATTAATATAGAGGCAACTTCTTGCGGAGATGTATCTCTTAACTCACAATCTTTAAATAAATTAAAATCTAATTTTTGTTTAACACCTAAGAACACATTATCTATTTTTAATCTATTACTTAAATGATAGTTAATAGCACCAAGACTTATACCAAAGTCACCATTGAAAGGATCTGGCCATAACGTATTAAAATTTTTTATTTGTTTACTATTATTAATTACGTTCTGTGCACACCCACCAGTAAGTATAAGATCGTCCTTTAAATCATTGTTTTTTATATATAAATCAAACTCTGACTCAAACAATACTTGTAGAGCTCTAGCCCTTTGATCATGTAAAGAATAAGCCAATAGTTTACCTTCTTGAAAAAATCTTTTGTAAATGTCCTTACTACCTTGTCCAAATTTGTTACCGATATTTAAGCTTGTAGTTTTAATATGATGACCGTATGAGTAAATGCTTTCTTGTTCCGCTGTCCGATCTCCAAACTTATTTGTCTTATAAACACCACCCATGTCCATAACAAGAATGTTACTAATATCTTTGTTCCAGGCTAAACTTGCATAACAATGGTACAAGTGATGTTCATCAAATCTTATTAAGATCTCTGCTTTTGTCATTTTAGATTGGATAATTTTATTCTGGTTCATGTATTGCATCCACATGTCTAAGCAATTACTTTCTTTTAAACCTGTAAAGATTATTACATCAAAGTCTATTTTTTCTATTATTCTAAATGCTCTACGGCTAGGCATAGGCATATTCTTAAGTCTGTTAAGTCTATCCAGCTGTGTATGAAACACAACTTTGTTTTCCTTAACGTATGTCATACTCCCATCATGAGAAGTATGTATAGCTAATATGTTCATTTTTTCTTATTATATTTACTAGAAGCCCAATCGCTAAATTTTTTAACTAACCTGTACCATTCTTTTTTATATCTATCTTTTTTAGTTTTGTTATACGAATTAGCAGCTTGTTCAATTTTTATAAGCAAAGACATCTTATTCATCACGTATTTCTTTTTGTACGTCCTTAAGATTTATTATTTCAATAGATTTGGGTTTAGGTTTAAACCAGTTTAGAATGATTCTAAATAATTTTTTAATTAAGTCCATCCCACGCACCCTGTTAGAATCATAAATAAACACAGTGGTATTAAAAATAAAAACACACTTGTAACAAACATAAAAAATTTATCTCTTGGATCCATATTACATTGGCCTACTATTACTACATACATAACCAAAAACTACTTGTCCATTATACTTATGCACGTAATGATTTCGATTCTTGAGTTTAATGATTTTTTCTTTTATTTCAACATTTTTAAGATACCAATTACTGCAAGATGTATCCATTATATTGATAGGTAAAAGCACACCCTTTGCCATTATCAAGTAAATGACCAGTTCTTTCATATGTCTAACTTAACTAAACTATTCTGTAAGTTGCCTAAACTACCTTTTAAAAATGTATTAAAAGATAAACTTATTCTTGTATGATCACCTTTAGCTTTTTGTACTTCATGTAAAGTAGTAGAGGGAAAGATCATAATAATGCCAGACTTAACCTTGTACGACCAACCAGGTGAATTTAATTTAGTTAATCTACTTTTCACAGCTATGGCCTCTTGTCTCTCTTGTCTAAAAGTAACTGTGTCTGTTGCCTCGTCTGCACTTAAATACAATGTGCCTGATAAATAAGAGTTCGGATGAGAGTGTTTGTGATGAAAACCATTTTTTTCTGTGTAGTTTATCCATGATTGTGTAAGGTACACTTTAATATCATCGATGGGTTTAACTATTTTATCTACATAATCATCAATACTTTTCTCAACAAACTTTTTAATATTAGACATTTCAGGACGATTAAGAATATATGTATTTTCTGTATATCTATTACCTTGATTACCCACACATTTATTACTTTGATCTGCAAAAAATTGTACTTCTTCTTTTGTATAATTTCTTTCAATAGTATTAATGTAAACTGGTGTACATAATATGCCGTCTAGTATAGGTTTCATTTCTTTTTATCCTTTAATTTTAATTTATATCTAATTTGATCTATCTTTTCTTTTATAGATTTTCTTTGTTCCTTTGTTTCAGCAGCTCTATAATTTTTATATTCATTCTTATATTCAATCCAATAACATTGCACTTCTGTAAATACAATAACTTGTTTTTTTAAACACTCTATATATCTATTTCGTACCATACTTGGTTCTAAGTTAGCAAGATAACAAACATTTTGAAAGTCGTCACTATTATTCATAAACCATTCATGTGCTTCTTTTTTATTGTACGCCTCATTTTTACCGCCTAGCGTGTACAAGCAATCTTCAAAAGCTTGTATAATTACAGCTTGATACAACCTATGCTCTGATCTGCTAGGTGTTTTGATTATCTCAGTAGCTAAATCAATGCCCATAATTTTTAATAAGTTCGGTGAGAAGCTCACTATAAAATTTCTCCATTTCAGTATTATTGGAGTTTTTTGCTTTGGACCAATCTAAATAGATATCATTTATAGCCCAGGTACGTTTCATACCATCATACTCTTTTAAATCTTTTAGATTAATTACCTGATAGATGTAATCGAATAAACTCATCTGCATAACCACCAGTTTTGGAAAGACAATGATATGGATATGGTGACTGGTGGCTATACATTTTTAACTAAAGACAAACCTTGATTTTTTGCAATCTTCTTTCGTCCTTTTTGCCAAGCCTGTTCAGCTTTATCTATAAAGCTCAAGCTAAAATTCCCCATCCCATAGTCATTACCACAGTAAAGTTGAAACATTATAGAAGTTATTTCATCAAAAGTTTTTTTGTTTGGACAAATCATTACTAACTTGTCTAGCCCTTGACTAAAAACTTCGTCTAAGTTTTTCCCTTTTACATTTGTAACTGCCAAAACAATCTCCTAATTAAATTAAAAAATGTTTCTTTCGTTGTTAGGTAATTATAAGTAGCTTGAAACCTCTACTTTTCATCAGGTTATGAGGAATACAATTAATTAGTATAGCATGACGGACACAATGTCTAGTGGTTAATTGTGCCCATCATACTAAATGTTGTTATTTGGTTTTTTTTAAGATTTTATCGCCTTTGACTAACAGGTCAGATTTAAGCTTTTCGTAAGAAACACCAAGCTTTTTAGCCAATTTTTTAACTTCGTTGTCAGCTAATTTGGCAATCATAGCTCCAGGTCTTCTGAAACCATTCTCACCCATAGCACGTATTATAGAATAAGTTTCTATATCTACAGCTACACTTTTCCATTTGTTTACGTCCATGATCTCTCCTTTGGTTCGTTTGGATTCTCGCCACAATGTGGGCAAACTTCTACTAATTTTTTTTTAGCTTCCATATTAGATTCTCTCATCATCTTATATTGATTATATTCTAATTGATCTAAATGACTACTAAAGCTTAAGCCAACATAATTAGGTACTGTCCTACCAGTGCTGTTGTATGGTTCAGTAAATCGTTTTTCAGCTTCATAAGTTGCTGAATATTTTTTGTCTAGTTCTTCAAAGTTATTATCAAACATTAAAAGCCTCCATCTATATGAGCATCTTCTAAATTATCAATTAATTTAGCAAGTTCTTTTTTATACTCTTTCTTATTCTTAGCCTTACTTTTGTATATTCTATCTGCTTCATCAGCATAAGTATCAACAGTATGTCTATTTGCTTTTCTATTGATAGCATTTATTCTTTTGTTCTTCCAATCAGCCATAATATCCTCCAAAAAGTATGTAACTTAAACCAGCTAATAAAACAAATAATACTTTTGCTGGTATAAAAAATATTATGCAACAGACTATAAACCAACCAAATCTTTCCATCATTAGTCCCATCCTTTCTCTTTGTCTTGTTCGTAAGTTTTAGTTTCTATTTCATCTCTTAAGAAATCTTCAGCTAACCATTCATTTATTGGATAAACTGGACACATTGGTATGTCTACTTTTACACCAGCTAATCTAGCTCTTTGTTCTTTGAAGTGCTCATCCTTTTCAGATGTTTGAGCTCCATTTACCGTATGTGTTTGAGTTTTAGATAAAACTTCATCCATCTCTTTCACAAACTTTTTAAACAAATGTGAGCTACACTTTAATTTGATGGCATCCATGCTGTGCTCCATTTCCTACATTTATCTAAAACATTTTTTACTAACTCGTAAAAACTTGATAAACCATTTAATTGCGAGTCAAAAACAGATGTATTTATTTTTTCACCATTATGATAAACATCTATTTGTCCCTTATCTTTATCGTAAGTTATTAGAAGTGCCTCTGTCCCATCATCTATTTCTTGTACAATTTTAGTAAAAGATTTGCTTTTATCTAAATTAATTACAGTGCCATGAGTTGATGCAGCAGAAAAATTACTAGTAGTAGAGGAAGGCCCGCTGGCAACAGGTTTTCCTGTAACAGTGTCACTCGTAACTTTTTTGTCATTTATATCCATGTTATACTCCTTGTATTGTCTAAATTTCTTATATCAAAACAGATAATAAATGCAAGGACTAAATGGGAGATATGAAGTTTATATTAACGTTATACGTGTGTTCTTTTTTTGATGGCACCTGTACTCTGGGCTTTCAATATCCAACAAAATTTGATACATGGAAAGAATGCGTTTATGCGGCTCACATAGAATCTACAAAACTCATACGAAACATGGATCAAGATCTAGTAGACAACAAGCTTTTAGCCACAAAATATGCTTGTACACAAATCTCAGAAACATAGGGTTGCATTGTACCCACATTATGCTATATAATCTCTCATGAGCCGCTATCGAATACAGATACGATCAGAAGGTTGGTATTTTGATGGGATAGTAGTAGCTCAAAACGATACTGAGGCTTTACGACAGTTTGCTGAAAAACTGAAAAATGGTGAGGTCAAAGGTAAATATGAAGGCTTCTATTATAGCGATAGAGTCTACATAACTTATGAGGAGCTAAAAAATGGCACTACAGAAGTTGATATCGGAGAAACTTCAGCTGGAGTCCAGATGGGCGAACCAAGCGTTGAGACAGGGTAAAGTCACAACAGATATGAAGTGGATTGATATTAAGATCAAAGATCTTAAAAGAAAAATTAATGAGCAAAATTTAGAAGATGCTCATAATGATCTTGCAGTAAATAGCTAGTAAAAAAAGACTAGCAACCTATCTAAAAATCATTTATAAGTAAGGGTAAGTATGGCCCAATCAAAAGGAGATAGCTATCATGATATTCCTAACTATATTCGGCATTATGTTGAGTCCACCGAAAGAGGTCACATTATTAAGATTGTTACACAAAGTGGAGTCCACACCTATAATTGTAAATGGCAAAGTTATAAAAGACCACAAAGGATTACCAAGTCAATCAATCAAGATTCCACACTAGCGTGGCATAAAGATTGATTAAGTTCTAACGGTGGCCGTTGTTCGGTGCACATTGGACAGGATACTGTAATCTTTTCTTTCTCTGTTATATCTTTCCAAACAGTTATAAATTTATTATCATTACATCTTAAGCAAAAAGTTTTATTCATCTTTAGCCTCACCCCAACTTTTACCCAAAGCAACATCAACTTTAAATGGTACTTTTAAATTTTCAATTGTGTTTTCCATTTTACCTTTTATTAATTTAATATCTTTAGTTTCATTAACACTAAAACAAAGTTCGTCGTGTATTTGTAATAACGGAGTAAAACCTGCCTTATCACAGTCTATCATAGCTTGTTTAGCCTGATCAGCTGCAGATCCTTGTATTAATCTATTAAGAGCTTTATAAGTAAAAGCCCGTCTAATATTGTTACCATAGTTAGCTTTAGCCTCATTATAGTTCATAGCCTGATTCATACCAAACGTAGCTGGTTCCCACTTATCAAATCTACATTTTCTACCTTTTATAGTTCTAATGAAACCAAACTTACTAGCTGATTGTGTTACAGCTGATGCTAATTTTTTTACAAATGGCACACGAGAATTATATTTGTTTAAAAGTATTTCGGCTTTGTCTTTCGATATTCCTAATTCTTTAGACAACTTACCTTTGCCCATGCCATAGAATAAACCTAAGTTAATAGTCTTAGCTTGAGTTCTAGATATACCAGCCATGTCAGCGACTATCTGGTGGAAGTCTGCTGATTCATCTTCATAAGCTTGTATAAACTCTTCAGAGCCATCTAACTTCTCTCCAATGCTAGCTGAATAATGAGCAACTAATCTTGGTTCTTGTTGTGAATAATCAAATGATCCCCATTGTCTACCTTCCTCAGGTAAAAACAAAGATCTAATCTTATTACCAAATTCTTTATTACGAGCAGGGATCTGTTGTAAATTAGGATTTGCGTAAGACAAACGGCCTGATACTGTACCACCCTGATCAGATCTTAATTGATTTATTTCAGAATGTATTCTACCCTTATGCACGTATCTTTGAATTGAATCAATGAATGTTGAATGAAATTTATTTATTTCTCTAGCTTCCCTTACCATTGCTGCAAGAGGATGATCACAATTTTGTAACCAATTAGTTGTAAAAGACGGTTCATCAGATTTAGCTGTCCGTGGATACTCTACCCCTAGTCTATCAAAAGCTTTTGCAACACTCCTAGCTGCCCAAATATCTACATCTAAACTAGTCTCATCTTTAATTTTTTTAAGTACAGAATTTTCTTTTTGTTTAAATTCTTTTTTTAATTGTATGGCTTTGTATTCATCAACTCTAATACCTTGCCTTCTCATCTTAATTAATATTGGTAACAGCTCCATTTCCATTTCCCAAACATCATTCAAAGATTGTTTTTGTATTTCTGCCTTAAATCTGTGCCATAGTCGTAATGTTAATCCAGCATCTTGCTCAGCATAAAAGCCAACGTAACCTGCTGGCATTTTCCATAAATCTTGTTTAGCGTCTATGCCCCACTCTTTAGCTTTTTCATTTAAGAATGTTTCGTTTTTTATTTCACCCAAGTAGTCTTTCGCACAAGCGTTTAAGGAAAAGCTCCACCTATTTTCATCAATTAGAGCTGCTGTAATCATAGTGTCAACTATCTTGCCATTAATTTCAAAACCATTCATTAACAACCAACCAACATCATAAGATGCATTATGAAATATTTTTGTGCTTGGTCTCTTTAATAAATCTACCATCCAAGCCGTTGTGACTGCAGAATCCATGTTGCCGCCAGCATCGTGATGTATTGGAAAATACCATTGTTTGCCTAAAGCAGCTACAGCAAAACCAACTATGTGCCCTTTACCTGTAGCCCAACCTGATCCTAGTTTTTTAAGTTCTGTATCTTTAGTCTCTAAGTCAATAGCCACTTCATTAGCTTCTCTAAGATCTGGATATTCAGAGGGAGCAACCCAATCTGAATCATTATAAATAAAATTTAATTGATGACTCATGACATTAATTTAAAACTTTTTGTTTTTGTTTGATCTTTAATATAACGTTTTGCGTCTTGCTTATTAAGAAAACATTTTTTTTCAAATAATTGTTGATTAAGTTTTGTTAAAAATTTATCTAATTTAATAGTTTTTATTTTATCCTCATCGTAAACTATAAAAATATTTTTTTTCATTTCTTCTTTCTTTTATGTTTTCTCCCTGTGTCTTGCATTTGTGCTATCATTGCAGACCAATCTTCAGTTGCTGCATGTGAATCTTCTGCATGAATATCAACAACCGCTTCTTCATAATCTCTTTCGATAATCATATCAATACAGTGTTTAGCTTTTTCTAAATCTTTTTTACCACCTTTGAGTTTGTGTCTCGTTATGTATTTTATAGCTTCACCCTCAGGCCACGGTAAATTATTTTTTATTGAGTATTGTGCTGGTTGTATCTTAAAAGATTGATAGTGAGATCCACCTTCTTGTTTTTTAAAAACCGACATAGTTACTTTTATACAATTTATAGTATTTAGACAAGGGAAAATGATAAATATGATTTGTTCCTAATAAATGTAAAGTGTTAATTGTTCTTGTAACACCAGTATACCAAACTCTTAATTCTTTTATTCTATCAAACAAATTTTTTCTATCGAAGTGTGATGGAAAATTACACTTAGCTGATATTAATACATTATCTGCTTCACCGCCTTTTACTTGGTGTATGGTGTCTATAATAATTTTAGCTTTATCATCTAAGTCTATTTCATTATTCATTAATTTATTAAAATAAACTTTATCCTTATCTTTGAATTTTCTTTTAAAAGCATCTTGCCATGGCTGTTTTTCTTCGACCATACCACCTTGCAAATGTAACTGTTCAAAACTAAATACTTGTTTAGGATGTGCGAAGCTCCACTTCTTGCTGTCCGCTGATCGGTAGCCATGATCTATGTTTAATAAATAATTGTAAACGTTACATGCCTCCTCTCTCGTAATAGATCCACCATCACAAATTTTCTCCCAGTCTTTTATTGCTTGCCATTGATTAGTATCGTATGACTTGTTACCTCTAACATCTTGAAAATATAAACCCATCTTTCTAACTTCGTCTTGTAATTCTTTTTTAACATCATTTATTCTAGCTAACACCAACCAAGATCCTTTCATATTCCACGGAACTTTTTTTAATGTGCTCCATTTATATATCTCTCCATCTTCTCCGTTAGATGTAAATTCTTTTTCGATACGGTGTCCTTCCATACCGTTTAATAAACACTTAGAAAAGAAATGTACTTTTTTATTAAGTCGTCTAGACTTTTGTAAAATTTTTACAGTGCCTGGAAAAGTTTGAAAGAACGTAACATCAGCACCATTCCATTCGTAAATAGCTTGATCATCATCACCAGCTAAATAAACTTTGTCAGAATTTAATGCTAACTTTACGACCATGTCCCACTGTAAAGGTGTAAGATCTTGTGCTTCATCCACCATTAAAATTTTAAATGGTATTGGTAATCCAACGTCTATATATTTTTGGACCATGTCCGTAAAATCTAAACGATCATTTTTAAATTTACCTGGCTCAGACTCATACATTTTATAGTTTTCATAACCAGCTATAATAGATTTAAATTGTTGTAATCTAACTCTTTTTCTTGGTTCTTTTTTATAAAGTTCTATTGGATCCATTTTAATATTTCTTGCTCTATCATAAATTTGTAAAGACCAATTGTTGTAAACTTTTTTATCATCCCACGTTGGTTTGTAATTTAGTTTTACTGTTCCGTACTGTGTGTGAAACTGTAACATGTCAACTTTAGGATCAAGCACTGGTATTTCAGAAAACTGTTGCCTAGCTAAACTATGCAAGGTTCTAAAATATTTAAAATCCTCTTCATCGTAACCTTTAAATTCTTTTCTAACTCTATCTAAACATTCTTCGATAGCTTTGTTTGTAAATGATATGTAGCAAATCTCATCTGGCGATATACCAAGTTTTAAAAATCTTTTAACTCTTTTTAAAAGTCTGTGAGTTTTTCCTGTTCCAGGTGGACCAAAAAATTTAATTGTCTTCCCACGGAGTTTTAGTTTTATTGAATTTGACATTTTTGTTTTTGTGTTGTGTTTGTTTTGGTAACGTTGCAACCCAGTGCCTCGCTTGTGTACCTTGGAACTTCGCACTTTTAATACATCCTCCCCCTTGTAGAAACATAGTACAATCTTTTTCCGACCAGTTATACCCTTGTTTTTTCATGAATTGTCTAAATGTTTCAAGTTTAAATCTTATTTCATTCCCCTCTTGCCAAATGTTATCATGTTCTATTTGATCAAACTCAGTTATAATATCTGTATCTTCGAAAAATTTGATTATCCTTGTATTAAATACTTCTTTTCTTTCTTCCTCGCCATCAAAACCTTCCATGTCTTGTTTGTTTGCTAAAAGTTCTTCAAGCCAATCTCTGTAAGGGTCAGGATCTCTTTTGGACGGTCTAAGTGGTCTCCAAACAATATCGTAGTTTAATAAACGTTCACCTAATAATTGTTGTTGATATAATTGTTTAGTATCAAGTTTTACCATTTTACCTTGTATAGGTAACAACCAATAAGGATCTGGATAAGAATTTACTTTTATTAGTTTACCAACCTCTGGTATAGCTTCATTTAAACCAATACCAAATTTCCGTTTTGCACATTGTTGTGAGCCATTGCAATACATTCTAGCCACTGATGTACCACACTTATAAGAGTATTCGTGTTTTTCTACTTGAGATATTACTTTATTTAATTCTTTAGGATTAAGTGGTGGCACACATATTTCTTTATTAAGTTGTCTCATATGTTCGTGCCAATAATCTTTATCATCATTTAATTTTTTAGCTAAGACACCAACATTGAACATAGCATCATTACGACCCTCACCTTCTCTTATCTGATTTCTAATAAATTTATTTACACAATTAGGCCATTGTTTATTTTCTTTATCAGTAGCTGTTTTTAAATTTTCAAATTCTTTTTTAGTAATAATAAATTTTTTGGTGTATTCTAAATACTTTTCAAAGCTTAGACTATTAGCTTCATCATCCATAGCACATCTTGTTGCAAACTTTGCATTATGATATGGCAGATTTACAAACTGTCCTTTTTGTTTATCATCCCAATTTTCAGGTGTAAGATCCACTGTGTCTTGTGCAGGAAAAATATCTGTAGTGGTATCGTTAACACCAAGATCAGATGCGATTGCTATTAATTTTTTACGCATTAAACTTGCGTGTACAGTTTCAGACAAATGTAAAATTAAATGTAATCCGTTTGATTTAGATCTGTAAGGTATAAAAGGATACTTACGATCTCTAATCATTTTAATAAATTTTTTATGATCGATGTTGTATCTATCAACATCTATTACTCCCCAAGAACAAGTTGAATCATCTCTAATTGGTATGATGCCATACATCGATTTACCTTTTAAATGATCTAACCAATTGTCATCAGTAATGGGTATAGGATTAATCCAACTTTTATATTCTTCTTTACCCTTAGCATTTTTTTTGCCTAACGGTTTAGATTGACCGTGATAAGTGTGGGAGCCTTGGAACAGTTTTTTGAACTGTTCCAAGGTATGAGAGAAATCCATTTTTAGAATGGGGTTTTCGCTGCTTCTTCTTCTTGACCGTGTTTAACTTTCACTGTGCCACTCATTAGAGATTGTCTAAATTTGTAAGCTCTTGTTACAAGTGATTCGTTATCCACTAATCCTTTGGATATGATTTCCCAACCATACCATGAACCTAATTGGTTTTTTTCCAATACAGTTTTCAATAGATATTTTTGGGTGAATGGAGCAGGTCTAAAAAAACCTTTACCATCTTTCTTTGGAACTTGCATTAAGTTCATCATAGAATTCCACTTCTTAGATTTTTTTCTTTGAGTGGACTTCATGGTAATTAATGCTTCAGTAGCTGAATCATCATTAACCACTACAACAAAGTGTGATGCAGTTTCTTCTATGTAGTTTCCATTTTCTAATCTATCCTTACCATCATCACCTCTGTTAGTTTTAGACATGATATCACTATCGGCTGGATAAATGTTTCTTGGTGCACTACTACCTTCTTGTCCTCTGTCCGCCCATTCTATGTATTCAAACTTATAATAAGCAGGGACAACCAGTATGCCTTTTGTACCGTCATACAGTGTATCTGTTACAGTATTGTAGATCATTCCTGGTTTTGCAGCTTCTATATATTTAGAATCTCCAGCTGTAACTTGTGGTGACAACTGTCCTAAAATTTTTAGAAATGGTAACTGCAATGATTTGCTATCAATGTTTTCAAAACCTTGATCAGCAAATTTTTCTATATCTATCGTTGCTACAGCGTTCGTCTTTTTTGTAGCTACATCTTGTTTATTTGACATGTTACTCCTTCGTTTTTAGTTTTGCTTTATTTGCAATATAGATACCAAATAAATCAAACGGGAGTTCTTTTCCTTTTTCAACCTGCTCTCTGGCAAATGCTTTGAGAGTCATGGGTTCAACCTTTTGCTTTTGTAAATACTTAAATCCAAATTTTTCACAGACTTGTACTATTTCTGCAACTTGATTGTCTTGTCCTCTATTAAAAGTAGCAGTAACTGTATTTTTAATTAAGTCACCAAAACCTTTTTCTCTAAGCCAAGAGAAAGCTTCATCAGTACGACTCTCAGGTATTCTTGCACCATAAAATGGTTTAACTTCAACTTGCGTACCATCAGCAAGTTTAATTGCGTTTACACCAGCTTCTTGCATAAGCTCTGGTATCTTACGTTCCTGATAATCTTTGTATTTAGCTTTCTTTAAGGATAAGGCCTCTTCTGCTTGTTCTATCTCGCTTTCAAGTTTTTTCATTTGATTACAAGCATCTGATATTGATTTAGTGCTTGCAGTATCAACCTCTAAATTTGAAAACTTTTCGATATCCATATCTGATTCGTTTAATAACAAAATATCTTGCTAAAGGCAATAATAAAATGTAAAAGAATTATGGATATGGGAAATTGGAAATACCCCTATAAAACTAAACCCTATGAGCATCAAAGACAAGCATTAGCTGCGTCTGCTGATAAAGTAACCTATGCTTATTTTATGGAAATGGGTACTGGTAAAACCAAAACCACGATTGATAATATAGGATACCTACATTTAAAAGGTAAATTAGATGCAGCACTTATAGTTGCACCTAAATCTGTATATACCGTATGGAAAAATGAAATACTTACTCATCTACCTGATGAAATAAAAAGAGTTGTGTTTGCATGGAAGGTCGATAAACCAAAACATTTTTTAAAGTTTATGATGTCAGATGCCTTAAAATTTTTTTTAATCAATGTAGAGGCATTATCAACTAAGAATGGTTTGGAGATATGTAATAAATTTTTAATTAACCAAAACCAAAATATAATGGTAATTGATGAATCCACCACCATAAAAAACCCAAAAGCAAAACGAACAAAAAACATTTTAGCACTACGATGGCGAGCCCATAAGCGGCGTATATTAACAGGATCACCAGTAACAAAATCTCCATTAGATCTTTATACACAATGTGCCTTTCTTGATCCAGCATTATTAGGCTTTAAAAGTTATTACGCTTTTAGAAACAGATACTGTACTTTTGATGAAGTATATATATCAAGGGGAGAGGCTATCATGGTACCAGATGGCTATACAAATTTAGAAGAACTTGAGGAGAAACTTAAAGGTTTTTCAACTCGTGTAACCAAAGATGAATGTTTAGATATACCTGATAAGATATATCAGAAAAGAGAGGTAATCATATCTGGGGATCAAAGACGTGTTTATGATCGATTACGTAGAGAAGCTTTAGCTAAATTTGAGAATGAAACAATATCAGTTCATAATCAATTAACTGAAATTCTAAGATTACATCAAGTAGCAAATGGTTACGTTAAAAGTGATGATGGTGAAATATTACAATTTAATAATGAAAAGCTTAAAGCTTTATTAGAAATATTGGAAGAGACAGATCAAAAGGTTATTATCTATGCTACCTACGTACATAACATAAATGAAATCATAGCAGCTTTGAATGACAAGTATGGCACTGAGTCTGTGGTATCAATATATGGTCAAACAGAACAACAAGATAGAATGTTGGCCGTTGACCGTTTTCAAAAAGATTCTAAATGTAGATTCTTGGTTGGTAATCCATCAACAGCTGGTTATGGTTTGACTTTAACAGCAGCAAAATATGTTATTTATTATTCTAATAATTATAATCTGGAAGTTAGATTACAATCGGAAGATAGAGCTCATAGAATTGGTCAAACAAAAAATGTTGTATACATAGACATCATGGCTAAGGATACTATCGATGAAAAAATAGTTAAGGCTTTAAAACGTAAAATACAGCTATCTGCACAAACATTAGGGGATAAAGCTAAAGATTGGTTACTTTAACCTTTTTTTAATGTTTTCTTGTATATTTCTAATCTTTCTAGAAATTTGTCTGCGTATTCCATCAATACAGCCTCTGAGAACACGAATTGTTGATATTGCAGGTCTCGGGTCGCAATAGCGATTATACCTAGCTCTATGGGCCCGTAATGCGTTTTATGGGCCAAATAATAGGCACCTAACTGACATTTGTAGTCTTCTATCCAATCTTCACGTTTTGGCTTGTTAGCTTGTTTAAAATCTATGATTGTTGGTTTATCGTAAGACAATGCAACTAAATCAGTAGTGCCAGCAAATTCTTTATTATAAGCTAATGATACTTCATTACCCCATACCTCTTGCACTTTCAAATTGTCTATTATTACACTAGCCATCTTTCTAGGTTTAATACCTTCTTCCATTTCATTAAAATATTTTTCTCCATTGTAATAGTATTCTAAAACTCTATGCATTTCAGATCCCCTTGTAGAAGCTTGTTTCATGATCTTATCTGCTTCTTCATTACCAATTCTTCTACGCCAATCATCTAAAAACTTTTTATCTTTAGTCGCAGACAAAATAGTAGTAACACTTGGTACACCTATTTCATCTACCAAATATTTTCGTCCCTGTTCTGATTGGAATCTATTATGTTTTTTATATGTATATTTTTTGATTCGCTTCACAGTATTCTTTTAGAACACTTGAATGATTAATGCAACAATTAAACCAAGCATACTAGTTATTAAAAAACCAGATGCTGCAATTAATATCTTTTCTATTCGATGTATATCGTCATGCAAATTTTTTATTTTTTTGTTTGTTTCTTCTTGCATGATACGACATAGTTTTTCATGATCAGTTATTCTCTGATGAGCAAGTGTATCTGATTTGGATAGTTTTTTAGCCTTGACCACGTTCTCTCCTTTGGGCTGCTGCAATAGCAGTAGTATCAAAAGGGAATAAACTTTGAACTTGTTGAGATGTTACTTGAGCAGTAGGTTGCTGTGTTTGAACAGGGTTTTGTAACTCTAAATCAGCTGTTACCATTTGATCTGCTTCAGCATCTCTTTCAGCTTCTTCAACATCAGAAGTAAGATCAGCTGCAACAGTTTGATCTAAGTATGCAACCATATCGTTGTCTGTATTTACTTCACCAGAAGATTTTGTAAAATCACCAGCAAATAATGTTTCGTAATTATCTTTTGGTATATTCTTTTCATCATATATTGGTTGTGGGATAGAATAAGGAAGACTTAATAATCTTTGTCTTATCTCTTCTGGATCAATATTTTTAGGATCAATTCTTGGTAAATCTCTTTCATTATCTGCAAAATAATTATACAGTCTTGCAAAAGCTTCTCTTTTTTGTGTTAATCCTAAAGCTGTAGGCTTACCCACAGCACTTCTGCCTCTGAAAAAAGTTCTGCCAAACAATGTTTCTTGACCTGGACCAATTGTTTTATTTTTAAGCAATTTCAAAGTTTCTTCAGGTAATAATGCATCGTTCATGTATCTTAATGCTACAGGATCAGTTAACATTCTACCAGCTCTTCTAGCTAATAGAATAAATACTAGTGGTGCAAAAGGCCCAGCTAAAAATCCAGAGCCCACTATCATACCTCCAGCTACTGATCCCCCTAAAATAAATCTTCTTTTCAAGAAAGTAGCTGTATCTGATATTGGAATATCTGATAATCTTTTCATGTAGTTAGTAAACTTATAAAATTCTGAAGCTCCCTCTTTACCCAACATCTCAATCATTTTTTCTCTGGGTAAATCTCCAGTGGCTCTCTCAAGACCTAATTTTTTCATAAACGTTCCAATTTGAAAATTTTCAAAGTCATCTGGTCCAAATCTAATATCTTTAAGGTTAAACACGCCGTTATCTAATTTTACATCTTCTATTCTAAATCCCCTAGCTCTCTCTATACTGTCTGTGCCAAGTCTAGCCATTGCATCTTGAGCATATTCTGTTCCTGCTTTGACACCAGGAGCTAAATCAATTGTATTTCTGAATATAGATACAGCTTGTGGAGAAGATCCAGGTGGAAAAGATTCTAAAAAAGCATTAAACATGTATCTTGCTTTTGCTGCATCAAACAATAATTTACCCTCTTTTGTAGCGTTTTTGCCAGCAGCTCCAATTAAAGATTTAAACGTCTTTAAAGCTTCAACTGAATTAGAACCAAACACATCTCTTTCCATTGTTTCAAACAATAGATCTCTTGGTAAAGCTTCTCTACCAACTATTCCAAAAGTTCCTTTATTAGTAAATAAAGTTCTATCGAATTTTTGTAATGTTCTTACGGCTGATGGACTATTATAAAAATTTAAAATTTTATTAAATGTAGTATTAGCGTCATATAACTTATCTCTAAGTTTAGTTGCATTCTCTATGTTTTGATTTATAAAAGCCTCTGCTCTTACAGGGCTACTCTTAGCTAATCCTTCATATACTTCTCTAATTCCTGCGTCTTTTAAAAATGTACCTTTGTTTAAATTTGCACCAAAAGCTGCTAAATCATTTTCTAGTGCTTCTCTTAATACAAATAATGATCTTCCAAAAGTTTTATACTCTGTTCCTTGAATCGCATTATTCAACATTTGTATCACACCTTTATATTGTTTAGGTGTAATCATGTTTGTTCCTATGGCATCCATTGCATCGTAAAATAAATTTACAGGATCGCCAGATTTTTGTAAAACTTCTTCTATGTTTTTTGCATTAAAAGTTCTTTGAACACTTGGAAACAGTTGTGAAAATTGTTGTTTAAGTTCTGCTGCTTTTGCTACAGTTTTATCTAATTTTATTACAGCAGGATTTCCAACCGTGTCAGCTAATCTATCAAAAGCATCATACTTAGATCCAATGAGTGCCATGTTATCATTAAATACTTTAGCAGCCTGATTATAAATTGAGTGTGATAGTGCAGAAGTTTTCATAAGTGGTGCATAAGTAGTTATGTTTTCTAAAAACATTCTACCAGCTTGTTGTTCAGCTTCTTGAAAAGATTTTTTTGCAACACTACCAATAAAAGGAAAAACACCAACTGTTCCAAAGAACGTATTTCCTATTTCACTAAATGGACCATCCGTCATGCCTTGAATCATTGGGACTGGTAAACCTTTGTCTCTTGCGAAATCAGCTAACTCTTTTTGTTTTTGACCTTTAGTTCCAAACAATTTTCTACCTAGTTTTCCTAATGGACCTAAAAGAAAAGGTGTTAAAAGTGCTGCTCCTGAATTCCACATTAATGCAGTTTTCATTTCTTCACTAGAGTTTAATAAAATATCTGCATCAACTTCTTTTTTTGGAACATCTGCAAAATCATCAGATATAGCGGATGCTATGTAAGTGCCAGCTTGTTCATTTAACATATCATAGGTTATAGAGCCAACACCTGCACCTGCTGTGCCACCTAATACTGAGTAAATTTCTGCTCTACCTAATGGACTAGCAACTACCTTAGCTGGTGCATCTGCTACTCTAGCTAAAGTTTTTAAAGCTGTGCCAAATAATTTAAAACGTCCTGGTAATTTGTCTGCAACTTTAGTTGCGTTTCTTGCAAAAATACCTGGACCTTTTTGCCAAAGATTTCCTGATTTTGCAGCACCAAAAATTTTGTTTTTCATTTTTAGATATGGATATATACTTCCAGTTAAGTCGCCTGCTAATACTGCTGTTGGTCTACCTTTTAAAAAAGAATCTTCTGCAGCTAATGCAGTTGCAATAGGGTCTTTTTGAAATTCTTTTTCTCTTGCTAAATCAGAGGCTGCTTGTTTTCTTTCTTGAGATAACTCACTCATAGTAGGCCCAGTGATATCACCTCTTCTAATTAATTCATCAATGATGGCTTTATCCTCTCTTGATAAATCATTTGGATTTAATTTTTTTTGATCTAATAAATTTTGTAATTCTTCAATTTGCATTACTGTGCCCTTGATTTTTCAAGTAAACGATCCAACCTTAATCTATTAAGTAATTCTTCTCGGCTGAAACCTTGAATACCTTTCTTTCTTTTTCCGAATATGTCACCTAAATCATTAAAATCATTTACATTAGCATCAGAATCCAATAAACCATAACTTTGTCTTTCTTTTATTAAATATTCAGTAGAACCACCAGCTTTTAAATAATTATTCTCTTGTTGTTTTATATCATCAAGAATAGTTTCACCTACAGCGATTAAAGCAGACACAACTGATTCTTCTCCTCTAAATATTGGAAATACTTGAACAAGTTCTTTAGCCATTTGAATATCTTTTTGTGTTAATCTATCTTTTGATTTTAATGAGTTAGCTAATCTATAAACTAAAACAGTTTCATTAATTGCAAGCCTTTCATAATCTAGTTTACTGCCTCCCTCTAATCTTTTTTTGATATTATTGAAACTTTTCCTTTTATTTTTATTAAAGCTACCTAGCTCTTTAGTTAAATAATTTTGAGCTTCTTGTATTGAGTCAAACTCACCCCCTTTTACAAGTGCTTTTGCAGCATCTAATTGTTGAGCATTAAAAGCAGCTCTACCTGATTTTTCATCTGTACTTCTATTGAGGAATGGAGCTAAATCTCCTAAAGCATCTGAAATACGACCAGTGTACAATCCTACTGCACCTTTAACACCAGCTTGTGCTTCACCCCTTTCAATAATGCCTAAACTTCTATTAATTAACTCTAACGCAGAATATTTACCACCAAGATCAGCGGCTGCTTTTAGTGTTTCTTTGTTCATGTCTTTATTAGCTATGAAAGTTGTTCCTGCAGGAGCTGTCCTGTATACCGAAGTTCCATTAGGATTAACTGCACCTGGTATTTGAATTTGTTTTGTACCATCTTTTAACATTCTACCAGCAACGTTAACTATTCTTCCATTTTTATTTATGTATTGTATTACACCAACTTCCTTAGTGTCTGGTAAAGCATAAGCTTCGTTCTGAGCTTTTAAAAAACTATTAGAAAATTCTAATGCTCGACCTAAAAGTTTTTGATCTAGTTCATCTTCTTTCATTTGTATCATTACAGAATTATTAACGGCTGGACCTAAAGCTTGACCTAAAACTTCCAAAGCTCCACCTAAACCTTGTCTTCTTGTTGTACCCGTTAAAAGACCAGAAGCTAAATTAGTCAAGAATACTGCTCTTGCATTCGAAGTTCTACCACCTTTAAGTTCATTTGCTATTTGTCTTGCTTGTTCTATTTGTTTGGCAAATGGTGAAGCTTGATCAAATACTTTTTTTTCTGTTTCAGTTATTTTTTTACCATCATCTGTCACAGTTTCTTTTTTCTCTGTTGTAATTTTTTCTGTGACGGGTGCTGGAGGGGGCGGTGGTGCAATTACAGCGTCTGGTGGTGTAGCACCAGAAGCGTTTGTTGCAACTTTAGAAAGATCTACAAATTGATTATTACCTATCTGTGTTTCATTGTCTTTAGCAGTAAGAACGTCATCACCTTTTTTTGCAGTTCTTAATTCATCTCTACCTATTCCAGTAGCAACGTCACCAGCTCCTCTACCAGAAGCTATTTTAGTTGTAGCTTCATCAACTGTGCCTTCTGCTCTAGCTGATAATTGTGGGTTAGCTTTTACTACTTCCTCAAAACTTCTAAACTCAAAAGGTTTACCTAATGCACCTTTAACACTAGGCATAAAATTTTTATCTGCAGCTGTAGTACCTTGTGGTAAATTTCTTACATCATCAACCAAAGCAGCAACAGCTGGTCTTACTCCTTGATAACCCATGTAAGTCAAACCTAAACCTAAAGTATATGGATTTCTTGTCATACCGTAAGCACCTAATAAATCTACAACATCTTTTGGAACTCCTGTCATTCCTAATTTTCTAGTTACTTCTTCCATTATAGGAAATGTACCAAAAGCACTTAGAGTTGCAGCAGTACCAAAACCTGGTCTTCCTGATGTTAAAGCTTGTCTAGGATTAGCTATGAATGATCTTACATCTCCTGCTATTCTTCCTGGTAAATTTGCGATACCAGTTCTAGCTCTTTGAAAAAAAGGTCTGATGTTACGACCATAAAAACCTTGTTCGTTTATTGCTGGAGGCATAAATCCACTCGTTGCTTGAGTTGTGTTCATACCCATAGGAGAACCAACCATAATACCTGTTTGTGCTGTTATTGGTTTTAGTGCACCTTTTTTAAGTGCCTGTTTTCTAAATAAAGGTCTATTTAAAACTTTGTTTAATGACACGTTACCTCCTCTGTTGGCCTAAGCCTTGGAAAGCTTGAAACGCAGCAATACCTGCTCCTAAAGATTGAGCTAATGGACTTGTTTGTGGTGCTGTTGCAGCAACCACTGATGCTTGAGATTTAGGACCTGCAGCATAAATATTTGATAAGAAGTCTGCTCTCTGGAACGGTTCATAAGCTTGTTGCAATTGTGATGTTCTAGCAGCATCTAAAGTTTGTTGAGCTAACTGTCTTTGTAAACCACCAGCTGCAATTAATTGTTGAATATCTCCTTGAGCCATTTGTTGTTGTTGACCACCTATTTGGGCCATTTGAGATCCAATGTTTCCTAAAAGTTGTTGTTGTCTTTGTGCTGCATCTAATGCGGTACCAAATCCTCTTTGCTGTGCTAAACCTACTTGACCTAATCTAGCTCTTTCTATTTCTGCAGCTTGAACTCCTTCTCTTCCACCACCAAAAGCACCTACACCTACTGCTCTAGCAGATAATTGATTCTGAGCTTGTTGAGCTTGTCTATTAATTTCATCAATTACATATGATTGATATGGATTTAAAAATTGACTTATGTTTGGTGTTTGAGCAGCAAGTAACTGTCCTAATCCAGAAGTTACTGTTGGTGCACCAACCCCAGTTGTACCAGCTGCAGTTAATCCTTGTTGTTCTAAAGCACCAAAGGGAGCAACTTGTTGAGCAGGTATTGTTACAGGTTGACCAGCAATACCTCTTGCTAAGTCCATTAATTCTATTTTACGTTCTTCGATACCTGGTGCTTCTCTAATTATACTTTGTGTAAATTGAGATCCTGAAGCTGGCTGGCCGCCGCCTCCGCCTCCTCCACCAAAAATACTACTTACCAAACTTCCCATTATACGTCCTTCACCATTTGAATATGTTTAGCTTTCCATCCCCATTTTTTTGAAACTCTTGACCAACCAGGTCTAACCCAAAAACATAATCTTTTACATTTGTTTACTTGAGCAAAACTAGTTACTGTTTTTACTATCTTATCTTCCCATAAATCTCTTTTTCTACCTGTGCAAATTATAGCCTCTAATTGATTATAATTTGGTAAAGCAGCTATTCTAGTTATAAACAAACCAAACACTTGATTGATTTCTTCTTCATCACTTCCAAACACAATAAATAATTGAGCTTCATCTTTTAATAATAATTCTTTTAGATCTCTAGGTTCTGCAAATTCACCAGAATATTTTAAAGCTTCAGCAACCATAAAATCGCAAAGTGGCCAGAATTTTTCTACGAATTTTGGTTCAACAGATAATACAGATATATCTGGTTTTTTACGATTGAGCTTGTGCTTGTGCATTTCTACCTTTTTGTAATAAATCAAAGACTCTTTTATATCGTCTTTGTTGATTGTAGAAGTATTCAGCACCTTTTTCTCTCATATCTTTAATGCTATTAGGACTAGCACCAGCTATGATTCCCGCACCTAATACTCCATCTGCTCTTGTTACAAACTCTCCGTCTGCTAATTGAGCTAACATTGTATCTTCGTCTTTGTTACCTGTACCTGAACCATCCTCAACGTATCCAGATGCTCTTACATAATTGTTTGCATCATCTTCGTCATGTGTTCTTTTACTTGGTAAATAATTTACTCCACCTGTATTGAATTTTTTAATCTCTGCAAGACCACCTTCTTTTAATCTTTGTCTGCTAACTGCGTAAGGTCCTATTTGCAAGTCGCCTCTGTTTCTAGGATCCGCTTCTGGTATATATGGTTGATCATAAACTTTTTCTACACCAGTCTCAGCATCAATGTATTTAAAACCACCTCGTTGTTTTTGTAATTCTGCTACTGCTAAATTATATGTTGGAGTATAAATGTCTTGAGGTTCTTTATCAAAGACACCACCTAGATATGATCCAATACCGATTGCAGCTGCAACTTTACCAGGACTGAATTCCATTTCTCCTGTATTTACACCATCTACGAATCTTTTTCTTCTTAACAATTTATTAAATAAATCCATCATGCCACCTTGATTGTTAACATTATTCATATTTCTATTATCAACAAGATTTGGTCCTGCAACATTTAACATGTTTCTAAATGACATTGGATTTGCAATATCTCCCGTACCAGCCATAACTGGCATACGACCCATTGTGCCGCCTGTAATCATATTTGGATCTCCACCACCCATAGTTGTGCCAGCTAAAGTTGGAAATCTTTGACCTAATGCTGCTACTGCAGGTATTTGTGTGAATGGTGTGAAACCTGCTGCTTGAACACCAGGCACCATTTGACCACCTTGATATCCTAAGAAAGCTCCAGTCGCACCTCGCAAAATACTTTGTAAACCAGAAGCACCAGCATCTCTTCCTGATCTATAACCTCTATATCCTCCGTAAGCTGCTAATGCGTATGGTAAAAATTGTAACATATTTATATAAATGATCCTTTATTAGCTAATTATAGAATATTATCATTTTACTTAGTTTTAATCAACTCATCGCCAAAGGAGGCTCTATATTGATGTTCTCCAACATGTGTTATTTTTTCTGTAATTAAAGCATGACATTTACCACCTAAATCCTTCCATCTTTTGCAGAATGCAAAATCCTCACCAGTATAAGTCTTAGTCTCTGGATCAAACCAAGTATCAAAAAAATTGTATAGGAATGGTCTTTTCATTAATTGTCCATTGATTACCGTGTTTTGCACTATCTCTTTTTCTGGATAAGCTTGTATCATTTTTTCAATAACACTTCTTTTAATTAACATACAGCCAGTTGGTGAGTGTGTAACTTCTATAATACCATTATCTATTTTAATATTATTATCATCAGGCACTTTCATAGGATAGGTGTATAATGCTTTGTATTGTAAATCTTCTGAACTCTTTATTCTTCCATTTTTAATTTGTTCCCAAGCTTTATCCCAAGCCATTGTTTTTAGAGGGTAAGGTATTGAGATTACATCCTTATCAGCCGATAACATTTTAAAAATAGATTCAGGAGAAAAATCTATATCAGAGTCAACAAATAATAAATGTGTTGCATCACTTTCCATGAAACCAGATACGCATAGATTTCTACCTTGTGTTACCAATGATGATTTCATTAATTGAAACATAATTAATATACCATTACGCATACATGTTTTTTGAAATTCTAAACATGCTTGCGTATAATGTATTGATACACTGCTATGTACAGGTGTGGCTAAAAACAAAGATGTTTTTTTAGCTTTTAATTCTACTGTATTAATCTTCTTTTTGTTTACCCATATAGGTTTACTTGGATCTTGCATTAAGAGCTCCGTTTAAAAAATTAATCCAATTAGGTGCTACCCTGTCCCAACTGTAAAAGTAATTAAAATATTTTTGTTGAAATTTAAGATGATCTCTACAACCTTGTTGTTGTAAGTGTTGTGGTATCAAGTCTATAGCAAAAGCAAACTGTTCAGCTAATCTATCATAGTCTGTATCAAAAGGAACATACACAGGAAACTCAGCACAAGTTTCAAATAATGCTCCGTAATCTGTTGTAACAGTGTATAAACCTGTTGCTAAAGCTTCTAAAGCAGATATACAAAATGTTTCTTCCCAAACGTTAGGATAAACAAAAGCATCATATTCATGTAAATGTTCCAAAATATAATCATGAGGTTTATAACCTATGTAGTTTACATTTGGTAATTGCCGACACTGTTCATATAGACCTTGAAATTGTTTATCGTTTGCTTCTTTAAATTTATCTCCATATATAGACGTGCTTGAATATACATCACAAACAATATTTTTACTTTTTATTAGTTGCATAGCTGCAAGTAAAACATTTAATCCACGCCATGGTGTAGGAGTAAATATTAATCTAGTTTTGTCAGATTTTTTATTTACATCTCTTAATTTTATTTTAGGTATACCATTTTTTATTACAGTGCATTTGTGTGTTGGTATATCAAAACACATTCTAAATTTTTCATAGTTCCAATGACTGTTAAATACATAATAATCATACAGATCATGATTACTTTTTTTAGTAAACCAAGGTTCTATATTTGGTTGATTCCAAGAATTTTTTTGCCATAGTATATTAATTTTTTTTGGATCAATAGGAACTTTACCAGGTATGGATGTGCATATCTGAAATTTATCTAACACATCTTTAGATACATATTTTTCTAAAAATGCATGTTGTAACTCTGTGCCACCAAGAGGTTTCATTTTTTAGTTTTACTAAATATAGGTAAATCAGGCACCTGAACAACTACATCTGATGCAATATCTTCAATTGGATTTTCTTTTAAAAATTCTTCTTTTGTATCGTATTTTTTACCTGACTTCTTACTTCTATAGATTGTTTTAGTGGTGCACTTAACTTTGTGATAAACGGTCATGTAAATTATATACAATAATTATTATCTTTTTACAATGGTTTACCCTGGCCGATTGTTGGTTTGTGTGTTCTTTTCTCCGCTTTATTCATACGCTTTTTGTGTCTACCTATTTTAGGACGAGTTCGCTTTACGTATGTGTTAACGCCGAATCTATTTCTTTTAGCCATTTTCCTGTGATCTATCTAATTGTGCGTATGATATAATACCTTGTATTTCGTTCGCAGTGCCAGTTGTCATTTTAATTACATCACCAGCTTCTAATACTAAGGTTTGATTTATTATATCTGTGGTTGAAGAAGCTGCTATTGATTGATTACCTATTCTAAAGGTTGCACTAGCTGAGGTATCAGTCACTTGCGTTACCAACGAAATAGCGGATGATCCAGAACCGTTAGATGCTTGTATTTGTTTAACTAGCACTGTTGAGCTAGTGTTAGCTGTCAAAACACTAACAGTGCTTGTGGTCGTTAAAGTAAAACCTTGATTTTTATATTGTATAGTCATTACATTAAAAAATAGTTAAAACTATTTTGTTCGTTTTTAATATCAGTTGTAAAAGAAAAATTCAATTGCTGTTGCAAAGTTCTTAAAGCCTGTAAAATTTGTCTTTGATTATCTGTAGAGTATTCACTAGCTGGTTCTGGTAATTGTATAACTATTCTAGCCATTATCTTCTACCATCCACTCTTACATCAAATCTGAAAGTGCCATATCGCCAACTCTCGTCTAAACTTTCGTTTTCGATTTGCACAGCAGCAAATCTTGCTCTTGCTCTTGTGTTTACTTTAGTGGTGCTAGAACTTATAGTAAATGGTCCTAATGGACTTGATGCAGCTACAGATCCTTGAGCAAAAGAGTTCAAGAAAATAGTAACTTTTGCGTTACCACTAATACGTTTAAAGTCTGGTAAAAATCTACTAATACTCATCAAGAATTCACCATCACCAGGTACTCCTGAATTACCATTTAAATCAAATTCACCAGATTTTATAAACGCTGGTATTGCAGTTGATGACTGATCAGTATTTACTTGATTCACACCTATTTCATGTTGATAATAAATTGAAGCACCAGCTGAAACACCATTTACAGTTGGAAAAGTTGGCGTTATTGAAGATTCATAATCTGTTGCATAAGGTTGTTCATACACGGTAGATCCAACCCATGTAGTTCTATCCAATGTGCTAGTTGTCCAAACATTTTCAGCAAAGTTATAGGTTACACATCTGTTTACAACTTGTGAATTTGCAGTAGCATAAAACCAATTTATTTCAGAATATAATTCATTTATACCTGCATATACTAATTGACCAGAAGTATAATTTATTCCAGGGTTGTTACCGTTTGTTGTAAATACGAAATCTTCTACTAAACAAGGTAATGATTTTACAGTTCCGTCATAGACATAAAAACCGCCTGTTTTACCCATCCAATAAACAGCACCGTTTGCAAAGATTCCCGCATGTTGTCCAATCATACCATTATTCGAACCTACTTTAAGAATAGAAAAAGTAAAAGGTGGTCCAACAAACTGAACTATATATGATGCAGTGTCAGTTAAAACTATAATATAATCTTTACCTTTGATGGCACCAATAATTTGTGTTCCATCATCTAATCTAAAAGTCCCTGCAGTGTTAGTTGATGTAGGTGCATAATCGGTTAAACTTTCTTGATCAGAAAATCTTATGAACATTTTATCTTGTGTGGATGGAGTTCCTATGGTTGTTTCAGTTCCTAAATGAAATAAGTGTCTATCCCTATCAGAGACCATTGTCATTACAGACCTAGTAGGCATGCCTGTTCCTATAGTAGCTCTAGTAGTTAAAGCATTTGTTGCTGACGCATCCCAAGTAAAAGTTCGACCGTTGTGAACTGTAGCTATAAGTAAATTACCATAATTATCTAATGACCAATTGGCAGGATCTATGGTTACATTACTGGATGTTGAAGCATCACCCCAGCCAACGTAATCAGAAATATTAGTAACGGTTGATCCATCGGAATGCTCTGCTGGTGTTGTGCCGTTAGCTCCACGACCTAAACCAGTTAACTCATTGCTGTTTTTACCTGAGTAAGTAATGTCCTCAGAACCAATTCTAATAGTTCCAGAGGTTGGAAAGTTAGTGGCACTAGTAAGAGTTACAGAAGAGCCACCAACTAGTAAAGCTCCACCATTGTTCATAGTTGTTGTTACTTGAGCAACCGTCCTACCACCCCATAAGTAAGTCCCCCAACCATAACCAAAAGTTTGATTGAGTGGTCCAACTGGTTCGTAAGGTCTAACATCTAATGATCCATCAGTTGTTACACCAGATTTAGATTCTGCTGATGGCATTGTAATTGTGAAAGTTGTTATAGTAGGAACAGATTGAACTTCAAAAACTTGATCATCAAAATCTGCAGCAGTGTAGTCTGTATTAGCAGATGTAAAAGAAGCTGCATTAGCAAAAGTAGTTAACTCTCCAACTTCTAAATTGTGTGATGCTGAAGTAGTTATAGTAACAGTAGCTGATCCGTTGGTCGTTGTTATACTTGCTCCTGTAGAGAAGTTGTCAGTTTCTAAAGGTGTTACATCATAGAAAGCACCAGCATAATAAATAATTAAAACTTTATCAGTGCCAATCGCAGCAAATTTTTTACCATCTGTATTGGACCAAACGTGTTGAGCTCTAGCTGCACCAACTATAGTATTTTCTGTAAGTGCACTCCAACCACCAATTTTTTCTGGTTCACCATATCTGAATCTAACATTGTCACCATCAACCCATCTACCTTCAGCTTCTGCTGGAGTAGCTTGTTTGTCAAAACCTGGGACTATACGTACTTTTGATAAAGGCATATTGTCATTATACTAAAGTTCTAGTGTGATTTATAGACTTGGCTCTTTATCTAAAAAGCTATACCAACCAGTTACTATGTATTTATGGTCTATTTTTGTTATTTGACCCCTATGAGTATGAGTCCAGTATGCAGGCCAAATTAAAGTTAAGCCTTTCTTGGCTGGCACTGTTAGGTTTTGATGGTAAAACTCTGTGCCACCTTTTTCAACATCATTTAGATAAGTCATAAATACTAAATTTCTTTTTCTTAGATGATTAGGTGTTCCATTGTTTTCGCAGTGCCAATTATAGAAACCTTGTCCAGGTTTGTAATGTTGTAAATTATAAGGTTCTACAATGTCTGTGTGAAAAACAAAATTTACATGTGGCAACTGTTTTATATATTCTGCTGCACAACTATTTAAAGCTTTCCTATAAAAATACCATGGCTTGGAGAAATCATTACTTGAAATATTAATCTCCCGTTTATCATACTCAATCTTTTTATTTGGTCTTTCAAGTTTTACATCATGATAGAGATGATCATTGTTATCAGCCCATAGTAATATTTGATCGCAGATTTTTGTATCAATATACCAAGATCTCATCAAGGTATCGACATTTGAATTTTTCATCCTAAGTTAAAAGATAGTCCATATTTAATAGCTTTATCAGAGCCTTTAGTTGCAAAGTGTTTTAAAAAAGAACTAAACAAAGCAAACTCACCTACTTCAGGTTTTAATGTAATATTGATTTCAGGAAACTCTAAGTGTTGATTACTAGGTGTTAAATAAATAGCACCAGAGTATAAGTTAGGCCTGTGATCATGAATATTTGTATGGTCATGTGGTTGTAACTTAATACCCCAAGCATCTGTTAATCTACAAGATGGTAGGTTTTTGTGCATAACATTCGCTGATTTAAATATGTCAGTAACCAATTCAATAAAATATTTGTCATCTAAAAAATATTTCCAATCGGTCATTTGACCTTTTACGTTAGTTACATAATTTTTGTTTTCTTTATGTTTTATACCCTGCTCAATCTTATCTATGAAATATTTAGCATCAGTTTCTATTTTTCCTGAATAAAATAAAACTTCTTGTTCTATTGGTTTTTGTATATATTTACTTAAGATTAACTTTCTCATCGGGTTTAGTCATTTTGTTTTGTAGTTCTTCTTTAAAATTTGAATTAAAAGTACCAACCATGTGAACTAAAACATTACCAAAAGTTTTTAAAGTTTCTGGAGTAAAATGTAATTTTTTATTTTTATTTAAAGATTCAATTTCTTCGTCTGAAAAAATTAAATCACAAGATCCATCTTCTTTGCTTTGTCTAAACTTCATCCTGGTAATTGATTCCTTTTTGAGGCTGGTAACCCAAATAAAGGTCGACCATCTTTGTAATTGTTTCGATGAGGACCATTTTTGTCTACATAATGTAAAAACACTTGAGCATGATAATCACTTTTATATTCGTTTCTCCAATGTTCAACATCACAACCTCTGTAAATTACTGCATCTCCATCTTCTAAAGTTATTTCATTACCATCTATGTATAATGGCCACTTACTCGATGAAGCTATTTGAACGGTTACACTTATTTCACAAGATGGTCTGTCCTTATGTTTTTTTAAATCAGCTCCTAAAATATACATCCTCCAACAAGAATAAGTTGGTAAAACTTTTAAACCTGTTTCTTTTTCCATAATTTCTGCCTTATGTACCATCAATGCTTCCATGATAGGATCTCCGTAAAACATGGGTAAACCTTTGCATTGCTGAAAATCAAATTCGTTTTGATTAATTCTATGTTTAATAACTGTATAAAATCTTAACAACTCTTGTTCTTCTTTAGTTAAAAAATTTTTAATTACTTTGTATTTATCTAAACTGCCCATGATACTATTGAATGTCTTACTCCTTTAGTTATTGGCTCTATGCCATGTCTAAATAAAAAATTACTTGGCCAAGTTATTATTCTTCCAGCTTTGGGTTCAACCACTTTTTTATCCTTACCATCTGTGGATTCAAAAATTAAATTACCACCTTCATAATCATTATTTAAATATAATATTTGACTTATTCTTCTGTAGGTATTACCGCCGTCATCAATATGTAATTTATAATGACCACCTTTTTCATATCTTAGTGCTTGAATATCATTGATAGATGCTTCAGGCACATCTTTGTGTACACGACAATAATTATTTATTGATATACTCAAGTAATAAGTTACAAGATTAGCCCAATGACTTAAAGTTAATGATTCATGTAAGTTTGTAAGACCCATAGTTTCTACGTTTCTTATTTCTTTTATTAAGCTTGCAGCAGATTGATTTGTAAAAATCTGACCTTCTCGATACCATTTTTTTTCGTAAGCAAAGTTTAAAAATTTAATTAACTTTGCAATTATTTCAGGGTCAATTTTATTATCTTGGATGTAAACGTATTTGTCGAATAACATACGTTTGTTATATACGATTGTATTATTTTTGTAAACTAGAGGTTAAATCTACTTATAGGTGTGCCTAAACCAGCATCAGTAAAATATCTTTCTAGCGTTTTGTTCATTGGAAAAGATACACTTGATGTGTCAATACTTTGTAATGCTGCTTTATAGTCCATAATTCTTTGTTGAAAAGAAGCATTATCTGTAAAATTACCTTTTTGTAAAGCTTTGTCTAATCTATTGCAAATTTTAGTAATGTTTTCATCCATTTGTGTTTGATTCTCAAACCAAGCAGTTTTGGCAACATAACCATCTGATGGAGGTGGCATATCTTGATCTTTCATTACCACATTAGATCCAACTATTTCTTCGTCAACAATTTTTTCTTCATGGTTTAAAGATTCATAATCTTCATCAGAAATATCAATAACTAAATTTTTACCAGCCACAGTAGTATCCCAAGTAGGTATAAAGCATTTCATATCAGCCTCTGATTGTCCTATCATTACAAATCCCCCAGTTGGTGTTTTTAGTAATTTTTTAGCCATAATTAAAACGTCTCGTATATCATGCAGAAACCGTCTCTGCCGTCAACATCTGCAGCTGTAGCTGTTGCAGGTAATTTTTTAGGGAAATCGGTTTTAGGATTTAAAGTAAAATCATAAATTGCTTCTGGGTTTGTTCTGAACATAACTACGTCACTGTCAGGACAATTACCTGGAGAGCCATAACCTGGTGAGTAAGCTTGTGGTCCACCACTACCAGCGTTTGCAGTTATTAAAACTGATGGGTCACCAAAAGTTGATGCTTGTCCAGCTTGACCAGGACCTGGGTTTGGAGCAGGCACCATAGTACCGCCAGCACCAATAGTTAAATTTTGTGAGTAAGGTCCAGTAATATCTACAAATTTTATACCAAAACCACCATCTCCACCTGATCTCTGTGAGCCTGATCCGCCACCACCGCCAGCTATATAAACTCCAATTTTAGTAGCGTTAGGTTGAGATTGAAAACTGTAAGTTCCTGCATCCATTTGTTGGAAAGTTAATTGAGTTGTTCCACCACCAGATCCTGAAGATGCAGCGGTAATTCTACCGTCAGCGTCAACAGTTATGTTAGCAGTTGTGTAAGATGCAGCAGTAACGCCAGTAGCTACTAATTGATTAGGTCCAACAGAGTTAGCTGCCATTTTAGAAATTGTAACAGTTGTAGCTGCCATTTTAGCACCTGTTACTTGTAAAGCTGAAATTTTAGCAGTGGTAATTGCATTGTCAGCAATTTTTGCAGTAGTTACGTTTGCGTTTGAAATTTTTGCAGTGGTTACAGCATCATCTGCTATTTGAGCAGCAGCTACTGTTCCACCTAATGTATCTAGTGATACTTCTTTTAAATTTGTTCCGTCTGCATATGCAGCAAAAATAGCTGCTCTGTCTGGAGAGAAACCAGTTCCAGAAGCCGTTTTAATTGTTAAATTAGAAGGGTTAGTTAATCCTGTGCAATCAAAAATATAAAATTTTTCTATTCCATCTGGTATTGTGCAAACTGTGCTAGATGCTATTGAAGCAGTAGCAAATTTGATTACCATGTTTCTCGCGTTTGACAAAGTAGCATTTGTCATTGCAAGTGCTAAAGTTCCACCACTTGATAGTGTTACCTGTTCAAAACCAGCTATGGCTTGTTGTACTAAATTTAAATTGGTGTTAGTTTTATCACCCCATGTACCAGCGTTTTCGCCAGTGACCATTAATTCTAGTTTTAAATCTGTTGAGTATGCTGATGTCATTTTTTATCTATCCTATCAAAACTATGCAGCAAGATCAACCTCTGTCCACGTATTATTTACGCCAGTGTCAATCTCATTCCACGAAGTTATGTTAACTGTGCCTATATTTGTTGTCAACCCTATACCAGTTACAGATGTTCCTGCAGTTCCTACTGCAGTTACTGATCCCACTGATGTTGACGCTGCAGATCCTGTTACTGGATATGCAACAAAATCGATTACTGAGTTTACAGAAGCAGCTAAAGCTTGACCTGTTACAGGTTCAGTAGTTCCTTGTACTAAACTTATTGATCCTAAATTTAAAGATGCAGAAATACCACTTACATCTACTTCTAATATTGGTTCTGGTAAAACTGAATTTACACTTGTATTAAGTGCTTGACCTGTGACTGGTTCAACAGTCGATTGTACTAAACTTTGACTTCCAAGACCTAATGTCATGTCAGGTTCAAAAGCAAAAACAAAAATGCTATTGTCAATTTGAATTGACTCTAAACCTATTGTAGATGTTAATAGACCTGCACCAGTTACTTCAACCGTTACATCTGTAAATACGCTTTGTAACGTACCAATACTTGCAGTCATGGATATACCAGTAACCTCTGTTGAGAAGTTACCGCCCCAAACTAAATTACCCCAAGTTCTTCTACCCCAACCTTCTCCAATACGAGCATCGATTTCTACTGAACCAACTGACGTGCTAGCAGAAACACCACTTGAAATTTGGAATGATCCGTCTCCTCCGACTGATTGTGGTGAAGCTGCTGTTGCATTTAATAGTCCTGCGGTTGTAACTTGAACAGTAGCACCGATGTCAAAAGAGGTGCTTGTGCCAGCTGATAATGTTGCAACGTTTCCTGATGGAGCTCCTGAGGCACCTGCTCTCGCAGTTACAGAACCAGGACTTGTTGTTAAAGATTGACCTACTGCTACCACGTCTCCAGCAGCACCCCAAGAATTTTCTCCCCAAGTTAATCTGCCCCAACCTGTGTTAATTTCTTCATCAGTTGTTACTGATCCAACAGAAGTTGATAATGATCCAGCGGTTGTTACTATAGCTTTGTTTTGATCTTGATTTCCCCATTGGTTATTGCCCCAAGCGTTTAAACCCCATGTGTCTCCAGCAGGAGTATCAGCTTCTCCTCCCATGTTAGGGTGATTAGAACAATAATAATAAAGTTGTGGTGCTGAAAAAGCGACTTGAATTTGTGTATAAGCTCCCGCACTTCCAGGAGTACCGTTAGTAGTAACACCAACAGTGTATTCGGATCCTCCGCCTCCATGAGTTCCGTCAGATGTAGTTGAAAATCTTAAAGGGTGACCGCCACCAGTTCCGTTAGAGGAATCAGATTGATCAAAACGATAGGTATAACCTTCACCTAATTGGACGGTAGCTTGTTGAACTCCGTCAATTGCATATTTATTGCCCGACCCAGTTGAAACAACTGTTACAGTAAATGTTCGCGTTACAGACACTGAGTCGAGCTCCTTTCATTATGCTATTCTTAGAATCGCAGCAGATGTTGTAAAAGCAGGGAACTGAATAGTAAATGTTCCTGCAGTTGCAGTTTTATCTCCACCGAAATCTAAAACACAAACAGCCCTGTCTTCATTGGTATCATTGTAAATTAATGCACCTCTTGCAGTAAGTGTAACACCTGTAAATGATAAATCAGCAAAGTCTGTAATAGCTGTATTTGTAGCTAATGACGTTCCTACATTTGTTAAGGCTTTACCACCAGAAGAATAACCTGATGGAGAACTTACTTGACCAGTTGTTAAAAACGATGTTGTAGATTTTCCGATAACAGCCGCAGATGTATACATTGCTAACTTGAATGAATTACCACCTGGATTGCTAAAGTTATGCTTCGCTTCTAAAAGTTCTTTTTTAAAAGAGTTGCATATTGCGTTACTTGTTATTGCCATTTTAATATCTCCTTAATTAATTATGGTGATGGTGAAGGTATTTTTATTCGAGGAACTCCACTATCGTATTCTCCTCTTCTTCGTCTACCCATTTGTTGTAGACCAAAAGCTTGAATACTTTCATTATACCTTCCAGAATAGATTTTGTATAGATCATCAGGTCCTTTTAGGTATCCGAAAGCTTCTTTTAACACTCCGTAGAGAAGTAGGTTCTCATGGTGAGTTGATAGATAGGTGTTAGTAGAACTATCAAAATGAGGTGGGTCTTTAATGTAATTTATTTGTATATCGTATGCTTGATCAGGAGTGGGAGCTAATAAAATATGAACTTCGTCCCAATTAGCGAAATATTTAGGTAATCCTGTAGTTGTGTTATTCGGACTAAACTCAGCAATAAAACTAGTATCTCTCTTTTCTAAAAAATCTCTAACATTAGATGTAATAACTTGGACCGATCTTAAAATCAGAAGATCTGAAGGTAAACTCACATATCGATTACTAGCAGTTGTTGATGACGTTGCATATTTTCTTAAATCATCATAATCAACTTGCCCAGCTATCTCTAATTCAACGTTTCTAATGAATTGGTCTAAAATAGTATCTGTTAAAACATTGCTATCTGTTTCTGTATAGTTTCTAACTTGAGTTAAAAATGCTGAATGTGTAATTGCCATTATGTTATACTCACTGTTACTGGTCCTAATCCCATACGAAGCTGTCTTCTAGCGTTTTGTAAAGAAGGATCCCTAGGAACCATTGATTGAATAGAAGTTGTTATACCATCGTTAGTGGTAATATTAGAAAAAGTGCTGAAAGCAAACATTCCAGGTAAACTCAAATCAGCAATACCAACACTCTCACCACCAGATGATACAATCGTATTATCATTAGCTGCAAAAGTTGGATTTAATACTTTCATTTCTTGTGGTTGTTGAAATCTTTGTGGTCTAACTTTTTGTAAAGCGATAGCATCTGCAACAACTCTTTTTCTTCTGATTTGTGGTTGCTTAGGTTCGTACTCTGATATGTGAACAAAAGATCCATTCCATTCTGTAACCATTTCAGAATAAGGAAAAGCCATACCACTTCTATCTGATATAGCTAATGATCTTCTACCTGATGCGTATTTTGCCATATTAACTTACATTTGGAAAATAAGATTGTGGCGTAACAAATGTTGAAGCCCTTTGACCATCTTCTTCCAAAGCCCTTTTTAATTCATCCTCATATATTAATTTCATTTTATCTGTCATGTCTGGAACTTTTTTCATAGATAAATAATATGCTAATCCAGCACACATACATGGTAAAAATCTGTAAACAACATCTGCTTGTTGATCATAATAAGCTGTAGCATCTTCAATTCTATTTATTGAATAAAATTTTAAAACTGTGTAAGTAGAAGCGTCAGGTGCTAAATATAAACTAATTTTTGGTGTAGTTTGTCTGTCAACATAATATTGTGAAGGTTGTCCAGTAGCGTACTTATTAGGTAAAGCAGAATAAGTTGACCTGTCAATTTTAGTTAAAGCCACATCTTGAGTGTTTGCAGTATTAGAAGCAGTGGCTGTTGTAGATATGTAGGCCTCTAAAACATCATTAACATTTGTAGGCACAGTATATGTCTCAGTTCCTGCAGTTAATGTTTGCTCATTTAATTCAACTTTCCATAAATGAATACCTCTGTTGCCCCAATCTGCAAATAACAAATTCAAAGATCTTCTTGCAGTTTTAAGATCATATCCAGACATTCCTCTTAGACCGCCACATCTTTCGTAAGCTTCTTCTATGATTTCATCTATGTTTAAGTTAAAACTTGTTGATCCTGATGTAGCCATTATTTAAACTCCTTCAAAATTTTATTCGTAGATTGAGATGCTTCTCTATGAGCAGATGTAGAACTTAATCCTGCAGCTCTGTTTTCATTATATTCTTTTTTAAATATTTTCATAAATTTTTTTGATGCACCTTTAACAATCGGTTGTCCTAATTTAAAAGCTACTCCTATAAATGGTCCTGGCATATTTAAAATGTTTTCTTTATACGGAAACCAGCATGTCCTTTTTTGCTTATACCCATGTCAATTTCCACACCCTTTTTATAAATTCTACTATAAGATAAATTTGGATCAAAATAAGCTTTAGATCTTTTTGGACCTAAAATTTCATCACCTGGTTTATAAGGTTGAGATTCAATTCTAAATAAATCTATTTTAAATTTACCTTTAGTTTTTTGTTTAGGGTTTTTATAATCACTCATTTAAATCCTCTTTTGCGGCCGCTTTGAGAGCATATTTCTCCTTTTTGCGGTTGTACAACTTACTTGATTGTATCACTTTGGATTTAAATGTTCTAGACCTTACGATTTTTGCGTATGGATTCTTTACCTTTTTTTGCAATATTAACCACCTGAGTTTTACCCATAACCTTAGCACGTTGCTCCATAACTGTTAAAATTTGTATTTTTCTAGCAAAAGGTTTGTTTACTCTTTTGACTTTAGCCACGGTGGCCCTTGCATCTGCTGGTGTTGCAAACTTAATTTTGACTGTATCTCTAGGATTTTCGTCTGTATATAATCTTCTATCAGAACCTTTTGGTTTTTTACCAGTGCCTAATTTAGGATCTGCCACGTTTCATCTCCTTGATATGCTTCTTTATAATTTTAGATTGTTTCTTGTGAAGTTTAGAAGCTTTGTTTAATGCTGAAGCTACTTTCTTCAATCTTCCGTTTTTCATTCCGCCTCCTTTATAAGTTTTAACTTTTTTCTTTTCGTCTCTTGCTCCTCTTAATTTGCCCTCAATTTCTTTTGGTATTTGTGATCTGCTAATCGCCATTTGTAGTTTTAAAAGCTAATGTAATCCTAGGCCCTTTAGAATTATCTTTTGGTGCATTACCTTTATGTTTCTCCTTTGCATTAAATACTATAACTCTATTACTGACAAAATCAACACTTTCTTTTTCAGTAACAAAACATCCATCACCTTTATCTAAAGTTTTCGAAACCATCAACAATCCAGTATAATCTCCATCATCTTTATGAAAACACCCGTCCATTCCTGCAAATTGTATATTTGCATAAGCTCTTCTTACACTTTTATTTTTTATTTTTTCATCGAATGAATTAAAAATTTTAATAGCTAAATATTGAATTAGAGGATCTTCTAAACTAAAATTTGTCTGTAAAAATTGACTACCATCACCTTCATCACTGCATTGTAAATTCATTTTACTTTTTAAAATAAAATCATTTAAATAAACTATTAATAAGGGATCAAAAACTTTATCTTTTAGGTACATTAAAAAATAGATGTAGCGTTTCCTAAAATTGGTTCGTATTTTACTTTTCCGTCTTTTCTATAAGCTCTTAAATATTGTTTTCTTGGAGAGTCTTCAACATAACTACAGTGAACCCAACCACTATTTTTTTCTCCTGGATTCCAAAATTCTAAAATCAATTGATCTGGTTGTAAATTATTAAAAATCCAATCACTCAGTTCTGCATTTGATACACCTATAACTTCAAAGTCACAAGCCTCCGCTTTTGCATGTTGAGAATTAACGGAGCTGCCGATTGCTACACACAGCTCAGGGGAACGATAGCCTGAGGTTACTTTAACTCTACCAAAATGATCTCTTACAGGTTGTAATATATTTTCACAAAGTAATTTTAATTTATCAACTTGTTCGGCGTTAGGATTATTATCAATACCTTTTCTAATAGCCGTGTCGCTTTTAGTTAATTCTGATAGAGAAAAATTTCTTGTTAATTGCATTATGATTTTAATTTTTTGTTAAAAAAATTTATTTGATCCTGTTTTATAATATCAATTTCTTCATTATTCAACATACTTATTTCACTATCAAACTTTTCTTTTTTGATTAAGAGATAATAACATAAAGGAGTTCCTGATGGTATAGTATAATCACCCTTTAATTTATGCCAAAAAAGCTGCACATTTAAAAAGTTTTCACCCATTAATAATCCTGTGGCTGCGGTAAAATTTACATCATCGTTATAAGGTATTGCAGTGGATAACAAATAATAATCTTTAGGTATGATTACTCTCCATGGTGATTGTATTTTGATTACTGTATCTAAGACACTATCACCTAAATTTTTAAATTTTGCTAACTGATCATATTCATGACTTGAAACATAATTGTCTATTAAAAATCCGTTCTCACCTTTTTTTTGATTGTAAGGTGTGTGCCAACTAAAAGTTTTTTTGTCACCATTAGTTGTTATTGTAATTGGTTGATAAGTTTTTTGAATCCAGCCTGTTTGCAAAGTGCTCAAAATACCTGGACATTTATTAGTTTGAACTTTCCTTGGATTATCTTGATAAAATTTATTCATTCTATCAAACCATTTGAAGTCTTTACTTGATATTTTTTGTATTGGAAATTTGTCTTTGACTTCTTTTAAAAAACACTTAAATATGACTTTAGCCATAAAAAGCGTATAACAAATTTTATTTTTCTAATCTAGCTTTATTTTCTAAATACTTTTTTAAACGTCTAGCTTTAACATAAGGTCTTTGATAGTACGCTTGATCCCATGCTTTTCCTTTAGGGCTTTTTCGCCATCTTAATCTAGCTTCTCTTTTACTTTGACAATCTGCGTATATAGCCATTAATCTAATATAATTTTTTTAATGCTTTTTTGACCCATGTATATTTCAGTTTCAGCGTTAGCTTTGATACATTTGTAACTTACACTTGGGTTATAATCTCTTTCTGCAACTCTCTTACCACGTAAGCAGACAGCCATATTTTCTTGTATACGGTGTTCTTTAATTTCACCGTTTATAAACATCAATAATGCAACTACTGTTTCAACCATTTAACACTTCCATCTTCTTCTTGCTTGTCTTATTCTTGAGTTAGGATCATTTCTTGTTTTTGCCGAAGCTCTTTTTAATTGACCTAAAGATCTAGCACAATAAGATTTTCTTCTTTTTGCATCTTTTGATCCTGGTTTTACTTTACCTGTTACTGCTGTTTTAAGTTTAGATCCTGGATTAAGTCTTCTGTAAGCTTTAACTCCAGCTTCTGTCATACCAGCCCCTTTCTTAGTAGGTCTAAAATTTTTTTTATTTCTAGCTGGCATTGTGCCTTTACTTAATTTCATTACATCTTCAACGTACATTTGTGTTGGAAGTTCAAGAAATGGTTTTATTTTTTGGTAATTTTGAATTTTTCTTTTTCTTAATATATCAGATGGTTTTTTCTTTGGTAATATTAAGTCTTTGTAATAATCATTCATTAGATCATCCCTTTATAATATTTTTCATAACTTTTATTTGAAATTTTTTTACCATCAATCTCTGATTTAATATAACTACCAATATATCCGCCAACTGATTTTTTTAAAATTGTTTTAACATTAGTTGGTTTTGGACCAACATTTGCTGCAGCTTGTTTTCTAGCGACTGCAGATCTTCTTTGACCTTTTGACATTGCTCTCGCTTTAGCTATTGGAACACATTTAGGGTAATTTTTTCTTTTTTCTCCACCGCTTCTACCACATTTTGGAAATGATCCGTCTGGTCTGCGGTTTGCTATATCAACCCAGTTCTCTTTAACCCAAGCCCTTAATCCTTTTTTTGCCATTAAACCTCTACTGATTTAGTCATATCAAACATTATCATACCACCTTTATTTTTTTTATTTTTCTTTCCTCCTGGTGTGATTTTGCCTGAACAAACTGCAGACGCGTACATGTTTGCGTACGCAGAAGGGTAAACTTTAAATTTACGCTTTGCAGCTGCTTTTCCTCTTGGACATAGTTTAGCCATTAGTATGCTCCTTTCCCATTTGCAAATGTTCTTTGTTTATCTTTTAATTTTTCAATATCAGATAAAGCTTTGTTCATTTGTTTTGTTAAAAATTCTATATTTACTTTGTTGTGCATTCCATCCTCGATAGCTTTATTCAAACGATCTACAGACTTATATAAATCCTCTACTAGCATGTAAAGCTCTGCTTCTCCAGATGATTTACCTAACTGTCCTCTAGGGTATTTTATCCTAAATTCAGTATTCTGTTCAAGATCCTTCTCCATTAATTCAACCTTAGTTTTAGTTGCATTAAGAGATTCATGTAGACCAAAGTAAGCCCAAGTTCCTAAAGCTACCATGCAAATTAAACTTGCAACAGTTTTCATAGGCATTTGTACTGCAGCTTGTTCTGATATTTTTAAAGGTTTACTCATTTTGATTCAAATATTGGTTTATCTGGATTCTCCTTTTTCCAATCTTCTTTTAACACAGTCCAGTAACTAATGCTATCATCTGGTCTATCCTCAAAACTAGCAGTAGACATAACGCCTAATTTCATACACATATTTATCAATTCAGCAAATTCTACAGGTGGTGGGCTAATTCTAGGCACCCGCTTACACTCTTTTACTAGTTCAAGTTGGGTTTTAAGTTTTTGTTTTAAATGTTGTTCAGCAATAAATTCATCAGAACATGCATCACCAATAGATTTTCTAAATCTCCAACCTATTGTTTGATTTTGATATTCATCATTATTTCCGCTTTTATATTCATTTTGTCTTATTTCTGTATAAGCTTCCCAACTACCTTGATCACAAGTGTTTGTGCCATCATTGAGATATTCATTACGTGCCTGCACCGTTGTAGAAAACAATGCAAAGAAGACACTAACGGCTAAGATCTTTAATATCGTATTCATGTCGTCTCACCTGATCTGCTAATTGTTGAAAAATATTTTCAGCCATATCCCAAGTAGCCTCAGCTCTAGCTAATCTTTGTTTGATATCATTTACCATTTCTTTTTGTATTTCTAAATCTCTAGTCACCGTTTCAAGTATTTCTTTGTTAACCTGAATAGTGTCTGTCATAGATATTACATATCTTACAGATGTAAATGTCCCTGCTAAAATTGCACCTACAACAGGTACAATAACTATATTCTTTTTAAACCATTCTAATTTGCTTTTTGGTTTTTTAGCCATTAGTTAATCCTACAAAAATTATTATTAAACATAATACAAATATCATCCAGTTCATAATCTTAAGCCTTCTTGCTGCTTCTTTTCGTGCAAGTTTTAAAACTCTCAATTTTTTTAAGGTTCTGTATTTCATAACTTACCCTAATCATTGACATGACTCGCATTCATTACTGTCATCAATTATAACACCCTCTGATGGTGCATGACTACACCTACAGTCTGTACACTCACACCCTTGGTGTTGATCCTCTGTGCAATGGCACAGATGACCGCACTTCTTACAAGTTTTCATGATTACTTACCTATTTTTTTATATTGGTCTGTGATCCAGTTAGAAATTTTTCTAAAGAATCTTTTAATTGCTATCATCATCTTTTATCTCCTCAATGTTATAGAAGAATCTATCAGAATCTTCTGTTATCCATTTACTTGTATCCTCTGCATTCCATTCGGTTGTTTGAACCTTCCAATCTGGGACATCATTTTTAACAGTAAATGATGGTAGATCCCAAAGGATACGATTGTTAGGCTGTGCAGCATAATTACCATCTTTCAAAGCAATTATATGTGCACACTTATGTTCTTGTGGAATTTCTGAATGATCAGAGTCAAGAACGTTAGCATCTGGATGACCCCAATCTATGGTAAAAAGATATTTTCCAGGATGCCATTTTTTATCCTTTCCCCAATATTTACCTGATACTCCGCCTAAGATATCCCAAGTAGTAATAGCAGGATAATAACTAAAACTATTCCATAGTTCCAACTCATCAAGTCTACGTTTAGGAACTTTCTCTGGATCAAAACCTCTTTGTATAAATGCACTAATCGGGAGACGATAGTAGACTGCACCATTTTCCATAATTGCATGAAAGAGTATAGACCTCCCTGTAAGCGATGTAATGCCAAAGATAATACAGTCTTCAACTTCTCCATGGTGTTTTTTGAGATCATATAAATACTCTCTCCTAATTTGTGCGTATTCTAAAGGTATGTTTGCATTCAAATAACTCATTAGAATACCACACTATGATTAAGTATAAATTAAAGTAACAGAAGCAGTGTTAGACAAAGTTGCATGAACTGCAGTTCTAAATCTTATGCCACTACCTGGTAAATAAATATCAAGACCTTCTTGTTTACAATGCCCTTCAAATAATATTTCTCCACCAGCACCAACACTATCTCTTAAAATAAGAGAAGCGTCAGTTGTAAATGCTCCTGAGCCTTTTGCTTGTATGTACGTAATTCTACAAGGACCTAAATTTGTTGATCCACCAGAAACAGTTTTAACTTGTCCAGTTGAAGCTATTCTTGTGGAACTTTGGTCACTTGAAAACGATCCTCCGCCTGCCATAATTTTCTCCTTTAACTTTTATGTGGCTCCCGAAGGAGCCACTGATTAATTATTACGCTATTGTTGCAATAGGAGTTGATAAAGTCTCAGCTTTGTAAGTTGAGTTAGTACCATCGTCCTTAATGCAAGTTAATCTTACTCTAGCATTTACCGCAGTTGAGTTAGGTAATGTTAGAGTATCAC